GGGTTCTGGCTTGGCTGGCTTTGGCTTTTTGGGCATTGCTAAGAACCTTATTGATAATTTGGCTGGCGGCAGAGATTCTGGCCCCTCTGCTACAGCTCCGCAAATGAGACCATCCGTCATGAACGTCCTTCGCGGAGAGGGCGATGACGCACAGATGGAAATGGTTGCAACGCGAGACATGCCGCGCTTTGGCATTTCCGCTGGAGATGCGATGGTTGCCCCAGAATACAGCCCATTCAGCCTGCGCGGCTTGACCAGCACCGACCCGGCAAATGTGATGCGAAACATTCAGGGCGCTGAGCGCATGGCGAGAGTATCTCCCATGGGAGGCAATGAAGATCAGCCTGCCCCCGCGCAGCCTGTTGCACCGCCCGTGGATGTGAATGCTCTTCCGGCAGAGCGTCCTTCTTGGTGGCCATCATACCTGCCTTGGCCACCAGCTCCGCCCACAGCGGCACCCATGCCGACATACACCCCGCCACCAACCGCGCCTGCAATGCCGGGGCGTCAGTATTCAACCTCGTATTCTGGCCTTCAGGGTGCTATTTCTGGGGCAGGCAATCCCCTGATGATGGGCATCGGCGGTATGATCCGGAGACCGTAACATGGCAGTCGTTACCCCTGACATCGCAGAACTCTTCGAGGAAGCGTATGAGCGCGCTGGCCTTGAAATGCGTACGGGGTATGACCTCCGCACCATCCGCCGCAGCTTGAACATCCTTACGCTCGAATGGCAGAACCGTGGTCTCAACCTCTTCACGGTTGAAGCTGGCACCATCCCTCTGGTTGCTGGCACCCATGTGTACACGATGCCATCCGATACGATTGATGTCATTGAGCATCAGCTTCGCACAGGGACTGGTCAGAATCAGGTCGATACCACCCTTGAGCGCGTCAGCGTAGCAACGTACGCACAACAGACCAACAAGCTCATTCAGGGTCGGCCCACTCAAATCTATGTGGATCGCGGCGTCAGCGCCACCACAGTGACGCTGTGGCCCGTGCCAGACGGCACAATGACCTACACGCTGGCATACTATCGCCTGAAGGGCATCTCCGGCCTCTCCAGCGGCATCTCTGGCTCTGCCGGTGTGCCACCTCGCTTCGTGCCTGCTCTGGTCTCTGGGCTGGCGTTTCATGTTGCTATGAAGAAGCCAGAGGCAGCAGCTCGCGCCGAGGCCTTGCAGGCTGAGTACGAGCGTCAGTTCGCACTCGCCGCAGCTGAAGATGAAACCAGAGCATCGTTCTTCATCACGCCGTGGAGTTCGTACCCGTGACATATGCGAAGGGCAAACATGCTTTCGGATACTGCGACAGAACCGGGTTTAGATACCCGCTCGACCAGCTTGTCTGGGAAATTCAGAACGGCACCAAGACAGGACTCCGCATTGGATATGATGTGGTTGATCCGGATCAGCCGCAGAATTTTCTTGGCAGGCTGAAGATCGTTGACCCGCAGTCGCTGTGGCAGCCCCGTCCTGACACATCGCTTCTGGAGAGCCGTGGTCTCTTCGGATGGAATCCTGTTGGGAATCCCTTGATATACATGGTAGGTTCCGTAGGAACCGTTACCGTCAGCACAGGAGACTGACTATGCCCGGAGTTAAGAAGTCCCCCCGCCCGACGCCCCGCCCCAGCACTCGTGAGGAGCGCGAGGCTGGAGAGCGTGGTAACCGCGCTATTCGCCGCGAGCAGAGCGAGCAGGATGATGTCCTGCGCAATGGCGGTCGCGGCATGAAGGCTGGCGGCAAAGTTAAGAAGATGCAAGCTGGTGGTGAAGCGCAGTCCCGCGCAGCCGCAAGGGCTGACCGCCTGCGGAGGGAGCTTGAAAGCCGCGATAGCCGACCAGCGCGCCAAGAGGCAGAATATCAGGAAGCGCAGCAGCGCCGCCGCGAGGCTGGCGGTCTTAGCCGACTGGCAATGATCCCTGAGGCCGTGCGTCGTGCGCAGATGCGCGTTGGTGATAGAATGCTGCGTGGCGCTGAGGCAAAAGAAACTGCCCCCAAGCGTCGTGAGATGGAAGCCGCAGACCGTGAGGTGACTGATACGCTTGGTCGCAAGGCTGGCGGCAAGGTCAAGAAGATGGCTATGGGCGGCAAGTGCCGTGGCATGGGCGCTGCCACTCGTGGCGGGAACTTCAGCCGGGGCTGATAGATGAACTACGCAGAACTCGTTCAAGCCATCAAGGACTATACCGAGAACTTGGAGACATCCTTTGTCTCCCAGATTCCGAACTTCATCCAGCAGGCTGAAGAGCGGATTTATCGCTCGGTAATGATCCCTGAGCTGCGCAAGAACGTGACTGCGTCCATGAGTGCTGGCAACCAGTACCTCGCTCGCCCGTCTGACTTCCTCGCGGTGTTCTCCATCGCTGTCATTGATGGCGATGGGGACTACACATACCTTCTCGATAAGGATGTGAACTTCATCCGTGAGGCTTTCCCTCGCTCAGCCACGCAGGGTCTGCCGCAGTATTATGGCCAGTTTGATGGTGATGACACTGTCGGCAGCGGCAACTTCATTCTTGGCCCCACGCCCGACGCAGACTATGGCGTCGAGCTGCATTACTACTTCGATCCCCCGTCCATTGTCACCACCAGCACATCTTGGCTGGGTGATAATGCTGAAGCTGCCCTCTTGTATGGTTCTCTAATTGAGGCCTATACTTACATGAAGGGGGAAGCTGACATCCTCGCACTGTACGGACAGCGCTATGAAGAAGCGCTTGCACAGCTTGGTGGTGTTGGCATTCGCAGCATGCGCGACAACTATCGGGATGGCGAATTCCTCCGTCGCTAAAAGTGCAATTGCACAAAGAAGGGGAAAATCATGGAACTGCCTGACCTAAAGGGGAAGCGTGTTGCTATTGTGGCAATGGGCGCTTCAGCCGGATTTTACATTACCGCCCGCTGTAACTCTATGGAGTACGACGAGGTGTGGACCATCAATGCACTTGGCGGCGTTCTGCCGTGCGACCGCATGTTCATGATGGACCCGCCCTCCCGGTTCCTCGATGAAACTGTGGCTGGCAACCAGACATCGATTGTCGCAAAAACAATCACAACCGAGCAAAACTTTCCGATCTACAGCTGCACCCTCGATCCGCGCTGCCCGAGCGTGGTTCAGTATCCATTGAAGGAAGTGATGGGTGCCACCAACAACTATTACTTCAACAACACTGCCGGGTACGCGATGGGCTTTGCATGCGCCACTGGCGTATCCGAGCTGCACCTGTTCGGCTTGGATTACTCGTACCGCAAGAACATCCACATGGCAGAGGCTGGTCGCGGGTGCGTGGAATTCTGGATTGGCGTCCTTAACACCAAGGGATGTGCTGTTGTGATCTCGCCCTCCTCTCCGCTGATGGACACAGATGTGCCGCCAGAAGAGCGGCTGTACGGATACCACCGCTTGCCCGATCCTCTGCGGCTCGACATTGAGGACGGGCAGTTCAGCGTGAAGAAGAACTCAATGTATCAGCATCCTCCTGAGCCGGAAGATGGCTATCTGTACAAGGGCTGAGCTATGCTGAATCTCAAAGGCGAAGTTGCCGAAATCCAGTTCAATGTGGTCACCTCTGAAAAGGGTGGCCACTCACCTGATGCCATCGCTGAGCTATGTGTGAACAGGTTAATTTCAATCTCTGAGAAGGCTCCTCCAGAGATCAGGATGCAGGCTGAAGCATATCGCGACCATATGTTGAAAATAGTTCGCCAGTACATTAAGATGGCGATGCAAGAAGACAGGGCGACGATGTGCGCTCAAATCAGGGATGCGGGATTCCACGATCTCGCTGATCAACTCAGGAGACTGTGATATGGCCTTTTCCGGCAACGCGATGTGTACCTCCTTCAAAGTCGAGTTGCTGAAGGGCGTCCACAATTTCTCGACTGGTGGTAACACCTTCAAGCTCGCTCTCTATACTGCGACTGCAACTCTGAACGCATCGACCACTGCGTACAGCGTGACGAACGAAGTGGCGAACTCTGGCTCATACGTTGCTGGTGGTGGCGCTCTAACGAATGTCACGCCCACTGCGACTGGCACAACTGCAATCACCGACTTTGCTGACTTGTCGTTCACCACCGCGACCATCACGGCGCGCGGCGCTCTGATCTACAACGACACGGCAACTGGTGATCCGGCTGTGGCTGTTCTGGACTTCGGCTCGAACAAGACCTCGACCTCGGGTACGTTCACCATTCAGTTCCCGACGCCCACGGCTACTGGCGCGATCATCCGTATCGCCTGATAGGGGGATCGCCCAATGGCCCTCATATCTGGATGGGGCCGGGGGACTTGGTCCGAAGGCGCATGGAGTACCCCGCTACCAGTAGTGGTAAGCGGGGTATCTGCCTCTGCTTCTGTTGGGACTGTTAGCGTAAGGGCTGGGGCCAAAGCGGCCCCGTCTGGTGTTTCTGCGGTTGGGCAGACTGGAACCCTCACCGCAACAGGAACTGCAAACGTTCCTGAAACCGGCATTTCTGCAAATGGAAATATCGGCTCCGTCAGGATAACGGCTGCCTCAAACCTATCGGTTTCTGGGGTTGGAGCTGCCGCTTCTGTCGGCAATACCAATGTTGCCATTGGTGCCGTTGCAAGCGTCACGGGCCTCTCTGCATCTGGGGCATCTGGCGCTGTTAGTGTGACGGGTACTGCAAACCTGTTCCCTGCTGGAGTGTCTGGATTAGGGGAAATTGGTACTGCCATTCCTGCGGCAGACTCCAATACACCCGTTTCTGGGCTTTCGGCATCTGCATTTGTCGGTGCGGTTTCCGTAACCGCAGGTGCGCTTTCTGCGCCAAGTGGAGTTCAGGCATCTGGTGCTATTGGCCTTGTTGGTGCTGCGGCGCAAACAATTGTTTTCACCGGTAGTGTTCAGGGTTCAACGCAAATTGGCAGCCCAGATATTTCTGGTGAGTCGAACGTACCAACAACTGGCATACAGGCAGCCGCAGAGGTTGGCTCTGTTCTTGTCACGGGAACTTCTGTTGCTCTTCCAAATGGCGTGTTTGGTTTCGCTGATGTGGGTAACGCAACAGCTGGTGTCGGGGACATTGTAAGGCTTGTCGGCGTTCAGGCTGATAGTCAAATCGGGTCGGTGTCTGTGGTTGCGAACGCGGACGTCGCACCGTCTGGAGTGTCCGGTTCTGCTCAGGCTGGTTCGGTTTTCATTGTCGGAGAGGCGAACGTCTTTGCTCAGGGCGTAAGTGCAATTGCACTTATTGGTTCCGTCTCTGTGTCGGCAAATGCTGATGTCGATGTCGTCGGCGTTCAGGCAATAAATACCTCTGGTGCTGCCTCCGTAACGGCAAATTCAAACGTGTATCCGTCTGGGGTCTCTGGTATATCTGGAGTATCCTCTGTTTCCATTGAAGCTGATGCAAACGTACCGACGACCGGCCTTGATGCTCTTGGTCAAATCGGTTCTGTTCTTGTTGTTGCAGCTGGCAATGTTGATGTTTCCGGGGTTCAGGGTGCATCCGCTGTTGGTGATGCCTCTGTGTCAGCCGATTCAAACGTTTTCGCTGTTGGCGTTTCCGCAAGCGCACTGGTTAACAGCGCCTTTGTGGATGCTTCTGCAAATGTTTACCCTGATGGTGTGTCCTCTGCCGGGGAAACAGGAAGCCCAGATGTTGTCGGCACATCAAACGTCCCGACTACCGGCATAGAGGCAATTGGCTCTATTGGTTCTGTAAGGTTTGTCGGAAGCAAAGATATCGATGTAACGGGTGTTCAGGCGGCTGGCTCTGTCGGTCAGATCACCATGCAGGGCGCTGCCGTTGTAACGTTGACCGGAGTTGCCGGGACGGGTACTATCGGAAATGTCACCGTCTGGGGTAAAATTGTTCCAGACTCTGGAGCATCTTGGTCGAATGTTAACCCGTCTCCGGGTACTGTTTGGACAAAAGTCGCAGCATAGGGTTTGAAACATGCCTAGCACTTATACAGGTTCCGGCATTGAGCTGATCGCGGACGGCGAACAGTCAGGCACTTGGGGTCAGACGACGAACACCAACCTGCAAATCATCGACCGGATGGTTTCTCAGGCTGGCACCATCACGCTCTCCGGGACCACCCACACGCTCACTGTTTCTGACGGCACTCTGTCTGACGGTCAGTACGGTGTCCTTGTTTTTGCTGGCTCTCCTTCCGGCACAAACACCGTCACCATCAGCCCGAATGACGCAAAGCGCACATTCATCGTGCGCAACACGACAGCTCAGTCTGTTGTCTTGACTCAGGGTTCTGGCGGTAACGTCACCATTACAAGCAACAACAGCGCCATTGTGTACTGCACTGGCGTTGGTGCTGGGTCTGCTGTAGTCAATATTACTTCGGCATTTCTGACCACTAGCAACATTGGTACGAGCGTTCAGGCGTGGGACACTAATCTCGATCAGATTGCCGCCCTTTCTGTTACTGACGGAAACTTTATCGTTGGAAACGGCTCAGCTTGGGTTGCGGAAAATGGCGCGACAGCCCGCACTTCGCTTGGCCTCGGCACGATTGCCACCCAAGCTGCAAACAGTGTTTCTATTACGGGCGGCTCGATCACTGGCATCACTGACCTTGCCATTGCCGATGGCGGTACAGGCTCCTCCACTGCCGCTGGCGCAAGAACCAACCTCGAACTTGGCACTGCCGCCACGCTCAATGTCGGCACCAGCGCAAACAATATCGTTCAGCTCAACGGCTCTGCGCAGCTTCCCGCTGTTGACGGCTCCCTGCTCACTGGTATTGTTGCAATCCCCGCCGGGGCAATTCTTCTGTGGTCTGGTTCCACCGGAACTATTCCGTCTGGCTTTGTGATTTGCGACGGCACCAACGGTACGCCCGACCTGCGCGACAGATTTGTCGTGGGCGCTGGCAATACATATGCAGTAGATGCAACTGGTGGCTCGAACACCGTTACTCTGGATACAAACACTCTTCCAAGTCACACCCACACTGGGACAACTGCGAGCGATGGCGCTCACACCCACAATGTGTCTGGAAACACGAGTAACTCCGGGACTCACACTCACACATTGAGCGGTAATACTTCAAATACCGGCGCGCATACTCATAGTGGCTCTACTAGTAATACCGGAGCGCATACCCACACTGCCAGTTTTAGTCTAAGCAATACTTTTATTATTGACGCAAATGCTTCCCCACTTCCGGACAGGCAAAGACAAAATTTAGGGGATACGGGCAGCGCTGGCGCGCATAGTCACAACTTCACGACTAACAGCGATGGCGCGCACAGCCATACGTTGAGCGGAAACGCTGCGGCAGGCGGGGATCATAGCCATACGGTAAGTGGAACTGCTGACAGCGCTGGCGCCCACACCCATACATTTACCACAGCATCGACAGGTGGTGGTGGCGCTCACGAAAACCGCCCGCCATACTATGCTCTGGCATACATCATGAAAACCTGAGGTGGAAAAATGGTACAGACATTGACGGTTTGGACGAGCGGCACGGCAGAGATCAACACTGGGTCAAGCTTTTTGCTGTGCAATGGAGCTTTGCTCACTGAGGCCTTGCAGACTAAGCTAAATGAAATTGAGTCCACCATTTCTGCTGGTGGCATTTCCCAGCTCCATGTTGAAAGAGATGCGTTTCGGCAGTTTGAGCATACCGTTAAATCTGGTCAGGTTGCAGCAAACGACTTTGGAAGCACTGTATCATCTGATGACTTTGAGTGGATTATGCAGCACGCTGATGCGGAGATTGCCGCTCAAGAGGCGGCTGATGCTGCAGCTGCTGTGGCTGCTGCTGAAGACCAAGCGTCTTCATCAGAAGACGGGTCTGAGCCGGAGGCTGAAGGGGTCACCGTATAATTACCTGCTTTGAAGGGGAAGGTATGAAAATAAAATTTTCTTGTGAGGCCCATCTGTTGGGGGCCATACCCAATCCGGTGCCTGCCATTAAGGCGGCTCCCAATTATTTCAAATCAATAAAGCCGCAGTTTGACAATCACCCTGCAAACGGCACAGTAAAACGCTGCGTACCGTTTATAGATGCGCTGTCGGCTGGCTTTATCATTCCAATGTGGTGCGATATGTATGTATTCGCTCGCAATGGGGAGATAACTGTGGATTTCCCTCTAAATTTTGCGCAACGAGAAACTCTTTCGTCGCACGACGCTGTTCAAATTCCCAAGCACCCACTTGCCAGTAAGCCGTATGGCAATATGCCGATGAAGTTAATTAACCCTTGGGTTGTGGAGACGGAGCCGGGTATATCTTGCATTTTTACTCCACCACTTAACCACATGGAGACGCGCCTTAAGCTTCTCGATGGCGTGGTTGACACTGATACCTACTACAACAATATCAATTTCCCATTCCTGTGGACCGGCGGAGATGGAGAGTTCCTTATTCAAAAGGGTACGCCGCTTGTTCAGGTGATCCCATTCCGCAGGGAGGTCCACGATCTTGAGATTTCTGCAACTGATCTGGACAGGAAGAGCGCTGTTAATTCAATTCTCGGCACTAAGATTAAAAACAAATACAGAGACGAGCTGTGGCACGGCAAGAAATCCAAGCCAAACGATGATTTTGAAGTATTGGTGAGCCAGAGCGAAGATCATCCTCAGGTGGAAGTAGATAGCAGTGTACTGCCCGCTGATCGAGCAGAGGCACTGCCTAGCGGTATTCTCGAAGTTGTTGCGGATGACACCGGGAGAGGGTTCGGTGAGGGCGGCTTCTAAACTCATTGCCGTCATGCTTCTGGCGGGGTGTAACCCCGTATTCCAGATGCCAGCTCCAGTTGCCTATCCGGGCGCATGCCCGGTTGGCAACCTCCATTGTCAGAGAAATGCTGACGCACAAACGCTTGCTTATATCGGACAACCGCATGCTGCTATGCTATTGATGTGTACAGACGATGATCTGGCACATCTAATGCAGGAAGCATGCGACATTTCATTGCCATTGTATTAAGTGCATTTGCACTTTCTGCGCATGCGCAGGACTTGAATGGGGACTTCAGCACCAACATTGGTGCTGGGTCCACGGTCGATTCCAACAACACAAACGAAACGATCAACTACAACGGCGCTGGCTCTGCGCCGGGATCGACACCGCCCAACCCAGTCATGTCTGCTGTGGCACCCACAATGATGGGCGGTGGCGGCAATGACAGCTGCCTGATACCCTCCAGCACTGGCATACAGGTCACGCTGTTCGGCGTGTCGAGCGGCAGCATGGAACAAGACCCAGAGTGCAACAGGCGCAAGGATGCGAGGCTTCTCGGCACACCTCAGACGTCAGGCGGTCTCGGCCTGCAAGTCTCTGGTATTTCTATGATGTGCCAGTCTCCTGAGGTTTTTCGAGCGATGGCATTGGCCAATACTCCGTGTCCGATCTCGGATGTTGTGACTGGTAACATTTTGATCGGAAGGTCTGCTTATGTTAGGATGCGCGAGAACCCGGATGTTTATGTGGTCGGCTATCGGCAGGCGCAGGAATTCTGGGACACCTTGCTACTGATCGGACAGGAGTTACCAGATGCACCGCCTGAGCCTGAGCGCGAGTCTCTTAGTGATCGCTTCCGCCGCACAAGCGGAGCCGACGATGGCCCAATTAGAGGCAACCGCCAAAGCAATCCGAGATCAGCTTCAGCTGAGTAACACCTTGTCTCTGGGTGCAACCCACTATGCCACGACAGGCGGTGTGGTTCAGGATGGCGCAATGGACTCGGCGTTCATCACCCAGCAGATGATGAATGACTATAACGCTGCCATCGATGCGGTCATCAATACCACCTATGCCACGGCGCAGACGGTGTTTCTTGATGCTCACAGTGCTGCGATGGCAAACCTCAATGCTTCCGTCGATCAGCTCGTGAGCGCCACCGTTGTGCTTTCGTCGGTCACGGCTGTTGCTGAGATGGCGGCGACTGCGGACACCACGCAGGAACAGATTGCACTCCAGAATGTTCTGGTCAACGACCCCGGCCTGCAAGTCACGCAGCTTGAAGTGGACAACTTCAATGCTTCGGTTGAGGCAGTGAACTCGTATGCTCGCGAAGCTGGTGCCTTCTTGGCTGCTGCAAACAACACCAGCCTGACCTCGGCTGTCGATAGCTTTGCTACCTCAAACAACGTGGCGGTCGGAGCGTACACAGCAATCACGTTCCACCAGACAATGGACCAGTACATCATCACATGGGGCGATGCTGGCCTAATGGGTGGCTGGACTGGCTATAACACGGACAACATGGTGGGTGCTGCGGACCTCTATGGCATGGGCATGTA